GCAATCTTTGAGCCTAGATTAGTGCCTGCACCAATCATACCCTTTTCGTTATAGAGGTAATACTCAATCTGTTTTTTGATTAGTTCGATGCCTGTCTGAGGGTCACGCATCTTTTGAATTTCACGTATCTTACGGATACGACGAGGATCGATATATCTGATTTCTTGAATACCGGCTTGTAATGCTGTGTCATCTAATACTAAGTGATAGAATAGTCTACCATCAATATACCAACGACGGAAGATTTCATGTCCCATGTTACCAAAGTTAAGCATCTTTAAGAGTAGATCAAATTCCTCTTCAATAATCTTTTTAACTTTAGCCGGTGCTTTAACATCATCTAAGTTAATTTCTACTGTCTTACCACCATCAACATGAACGATTGCTTCATTGACGATTTCGTCCAAAGCACTTTCTGTTTCTGGTTGGATGGCAAGTTCACGATACTTAGTGATAAGTTGCGTTTCGTTTCTAAATGTACCATCAAGGTCTACATAAGTTCCATAATAACCAGCACCTGCAACAGTGACAGCACCATCCTCATTTTGAGGTAGTGCGAATGTCTTTGTCTTAGGGCCGTTTAAATTTAGGTCCGTTTTATCTTTTTCTGGCGAACCTATCTCAAAGCCAAATAAACGCAAATCACTATCCTTTTCTGTGATAGAAGGCCGGGGATTAACCCCGGCCAGTTAGTAGTATTTAGAAAGCCTGCATTAGAGATCCAGATGAACCTGAGGCATCTGTTGTCTCTATTGTTTCCCACCACTGGTAGGCAAACGTAACAGCAAATTCTTCAACGTTGTCTGCACCCCAATCAAGGTCAATAGCAGAAACGTCAGTTGGGAAACAACCAACAATTCTATACTGCTTAATTGGTTCACCAATCTTGCTATACTGAGTAACAATGGCATCTTGCTGATAGCCACCGTCACCAGAAAGCAATGCTGGCATACGCAGGTTGCTGACATGTGAGTTAATGCCAGACATCCAACGCTCGAAAGAGTTTCTGATTGTGAAATCTTCATCGTTGATAACAGTAAATGACCAATCGGTGAATGATCTGTTGCCAGCGATTTTGATTTCACGACCAAAGTAGTTGAGACCGATAGAAGAAATTGAATCACCAGGTAGTGATGTTGACTTTGCTCTAAAGGTAACCTGCTGTGCAGCAGAACCGAATACACCAGGTGCATTACCTCCGGTTGCAGCTACTAGCGGGAATGTTAGCATAACGTCGAACAGGGACGCACGAGCGCCGTCTGTTACTAGTGATGCTCTAAATTCTTGAACATTAAAAGGCATTTTTAGTTTTCTCCTTTGCTATTATTTATTAGAATTTACCGATAACTTCGGAGAAAGCAACACCCGTTCTAACTGCTACGAAGTTAAGATGGATGAAGTTAATGCTTCTTGCAGGCTTGATATAAATGTCTCCGACAAATTCATTTCTATCAATAACCTCTGGTGTATTGTTTGTGGTATCACAGACAACACGGAAGTCGTAGATACCTCTACGGCCTTTAATGTCACGTAGGTATGGCTCTACTAGCGCAACGAACTGGGCTCTTGTGAACTCGTCGTTGAACTCGAATAGAGAATACTTAGCAGCCTTTGAAATTGCCTTTTCAAGGACAATAAACAAGCGACGAACGTTGATACGGTCGAAAGCACTTGGCTTTGAAAGCATAGTTTTATCACCGTATAGAACAACACCTTCACCCTTGAACTGTAGCACAGGGTTAACACCGTTCTTATAAAGAGTGTCACGATCAGCCTTACCTGGATTCCAAGCAAGACGGGTAACGTTCTTAATATGACCACGGTTAAAGCCTGCTGGTGACCACCAAGGATCACGCTCAAAGTCTGTGCGGGCACATAGACCAGCAATGTCACCATTTAGAGGAACCCAACGATATGTATTGTTATACTTATCGAACTGCTTCTTCCAGTTAGAATCCATTACTGCGAATGATGATGAATTGTAATTATTTCTCTTAGCAACAATATCAGTTGCTTCTTGACCAGCATTGTCAACAACATTCTCCATATCTGGTGAAATGAATACAACGCAGTCACGACGACCAGTGTCTGGTGAACCTGAAGTACCACCAGCAATATTTTCTACAACGTATTCGGAAACAGTCTGAGAGTGATCACCAGTCATGATTAGTGATACGTCCCAAGTCTCTGAGTCTTTGAATAGATCATAAGCGAGTTCTAACTGTCCATCTGTTGCTTTACTTTTACCTACTGTACCGTGTGATAGGGTTGTGGTATAAGACACATTACTTTGAGTAAATGCTGAGTCTGATGTTGAAGTTGTCCAATTCTGACCTTCAACACCGTTCACTATTACACCAGTTGAACGTAGTGCGAGTGAAACTACTCCACTAGTACCACCAAGGGTGCTAAGATTTGCAGTAATAGCATCGTCTGTATAATAATTTTGACCTGCACTAAGAATTGATAGTGAAGTGATTACACCGGTCTGAGTATTTGAAACGTTAGCAGTAACAACGATTCCTGAACCGTGTCCACCATCAACAACAATGTTACCATTAGAATAACCAGATCCACCATTAACAATAGATGCAATTTGTAGTTCTGCCAATACTTGATTAGGTGGATTGATAGCATAGATAAACTCAGAACGACCATTAAGAACATTTACCCAATAGTTTGATGAACCATCATCAGTCTTAGCATCAGATGCCTTAGATACGTAAGCAAACTTTTCTAGAATAGTGTTTGCTGTACCTGAGAACTTACCCAAAGTATCAACAACAATAATATGCATTTCGTCGTTGGCACCGCCACGTGAAGAAACGAATGATGATGTTGATGGGACAGTTGAAAATTCATCTTTATATTCCCAATTAGCAAAGTCTGCTGTTTTATTTGAACCAGCAAATACAGAAACCTTTAGTGAATTGCCTAGTTCGCCTGCATAGCGGGCAGCAAACATACCATACATAGGTTCAGCAGATAGATCGAGATAATCTAATTCATAATGATTCTGGTTTTGAATTAGTAGACCAGTGTTACCTGATGTAGCATTTAGCGCAGAAGTGGTATTAGCAGCACGAACAAGTTTTAGCGACTCCGCATAACTTAGGAAGTTTGCTGCTGTAAACCATGAGGTGAAGTTGTTTGCGTCTGGCTTGTGGAACCAACGAACAAGTTCAAGTTCGTTACCAATTGAAGTTACTTCATTGATTGGACCCCAAGCAAAATCGCCGACAAATGCACCTTCTGTAGTAGAAACGGAAGGAACAATGGTCGTAAGATCGATCTCTGACCATGTTACTCCTGGTGATAAAGCATATGCCATCTTTTACTCCTTTTTAAGGTTGGAATGGTGTAAAATTCCATCTCACCTTATTTATCATTTTCGATGTTTTGAGAACTATAAACGAGAGTCCCACTGATAATTGAAATCATCAAATGGGTAGAGTTGTTCTCTCTCACTCCTCCATAAATCACCATTAGCATCTTTTTCCACTACATCATCCAAACCGTTGTCAATGAAACCAAAGGGCACATTTTCCACATCTTCTAAGTATTGTAACTCTTTCTGTAGAACATATCTAATGTCATTTGAAACTGTTTCTTTAAATAACTTTTGTGCAGTTAGCCAACCGAAGTGGACTAACGTCATCGCAAGGTCATCATTTGATCCTTCTTCTGCCTTAAAGGTTTTCTTATCAGCAGCAAAGGAGAATAACTCGGTAATAGTATCTTCATCGTTAAGTATAAGTTTGTCACTCTCAACCAGTGTCTTTAAGTTAGCACAACCAATCATCTTAGACTGTGCGGTAATCTTTAAACCAAAGGCTAACTTATTCTTACCAGCAGCAAAGCCACCCGAGGCTTGCATACCTTGTTTGCCTTTTATTTGAAACTTCAATAGATTCTCATAACTTAACTCGTAATGTAGAATGTCTGCTACTTGCAAACCAATTGAATTGATTTCAATGAGAACAAACGCTTCGTTGTATTTCATTGCAGCAGAATAGATAACTGCCGGTAACAGCATAGGACTAATTTCGTTATTACGGTATTTAGCAACCTGCCTATATGGTATTTCCGTGACATCAAATACAGAGAATGTTGAATAGTCTAGCCCTTGCCCTTCTGATACAT